CAAAGTTTCTTCCAACCAAAACACTTCCATTGAATACCCCAATGGCACCAGAAACAGGAAAGGCAATCAAAATCCGGGGGCTGGCAACCAGATATCTGGATGCCGTTGGAGCCCTGCAAAAACTGGAAACCGACTATGCATTGGAGGCTCGCTCTGTGGCCATCGAAGGCGATGGGTCACTGCGAGATGAGGTTACGGCACTCGGCCCTATTGAACGGCAGTTAAAACAGGCTCGAATCCTTCATGCGGATCTCACAAATCAGCTCGTACAGATGGCCGCCCTGAAGCCTGAAGACTTCAGGATCGTGCCCGAGCAAGTCAAGCGCATGATCATACAGAAAGACAAGAAGCCGAAACATGTGCCCAAGGAACCCACTAAGGAAGAGGCTCAGGTGACAAGTTCGTCGTCCACAGCGATTCGCGACCCAGCGGTCTACTTCGAGGTGTTGGAGTGCCAGCTCAACGCCACTATGGACGAGTCATATGAGATACTCACCATGTGTGATTCCGAAGCTGCGGAGAAACAACAGGCTCTCGAGAAGCTGCAAGAGAAGATTGCTCAGCTGCATGCAGTTTACGTCAAAGAATTCCCAGATGCCCGCCCAGTCGCTGATGATCTCTTGGAGAGGCGCATGGCCATGCTCAGTTTGCATATCAACATGGTCAAGAATCTCGTACCCACCCCAGAGAACTGGGAAGATGAGATAGTTGCGGAGCCAGAGCCTGAGCGCAACTATCAACGGAAAGACATTGTCATGCAAGAAATGAGCAACCATCACAACCTCAAGTTTCCCTTTCTGCAAATCAAGCAGAACATTGAGGTCGCAGCCAACCACCCCCTTTGCAATGCCACAAGACACGTCGGTAACACCCACCTCATTATGAAGGCAGCCAAGAAGGCAGTGGTCCATGCCCAGTCACCGCACAACAGGAGTGCGGTTGTTGACATTGGAGCTGGGTCCTTCGGTGCAGTGAAACTCGAACTGCTCAAGAAATGCGCGGCATACTCTGATGTGTACGTGCATGCCATGATCCCCTGCGTCGATGAAGCAGACCCGGCAAGAATCGAGAGCATAAAAGAGAAGTTCATCTGCTGGAACCCAGTGTCAGCAACACACCAACCTCTGAAAGGGAGGCTTAACTGGTGCAACCACACCGCCGCCACATGCACTTGCCTCAAACACTACACGCACGTACAGCTCATATCAACGCACAGCGCGTACTACATGACTGATGCTGACTACGAGAACGTACTCAGCTATGGCAATCACGTCACTGCGCTCGTGCACTTACGGGAAGGTCCTACGCTGCCCATCCAGTCACCCGAATTCAATTGGCTAGACGCCAAAGATGAGGGCAGCTATTTCAGTCGTGCCAAGAGACACCTGAAGGAATTGCTCACTGGAGACCGCGAGGTCATCATGAGGCCAGTGGCACCGGGCGGCACCTCCTACACTCACGTGGACCTTACTCCCACCATCAAGCGTGGGGGCTATCATGTCGGACCCTGGACTCCAGTCATGCACAAGTACGGCGAACCAGTAGCGGCCTGCAAGGCTGCGGCCATCGGTGCTACTGTAGCCGCTACGACAGCATTCTTGGCTTGTCCAGGACCGATTCCCGTAAAAGCCGCTCAAGCTGCCGTCGCAGCTGCGGCTTCCGTGGGGGCGACTCTTGCCACCATCCGCACTGCACATGAGCTGTCTCGCTGGACCGACCCCCCTCCTGGGGCCACGCACACAGTCAGGATGTCAGTTGTCAATTCGCTAGTTGATGAGAAGACCAAAGAACCCATCGCCAGCATCATCCACATACAAAGGCGCAGTCCCCGCTCTCTCACTGCTAGCACCCTCAGCGACACCCCAACTGACCCAGATCAGCTGGGCCGAGCGATGAACGGTGTGCTCCTGGGTGGTGACAACGAGAAGTCTGAAAGGCAGATCCATGCAAACATGGCACGTGAAGGCGTACCCGCCTACCTTGCTAAGAACACTGTGCACCACGCTAAGCGCCTGGTCAGTTTTTTATGCAACCGCAACCACGATGCCCGCCAGCCCATTGCGTCCTTACAGCCAGTCTTGGGCTTTGTCTGCCTACCCTTTGCTTGGGCACTGTCGAAGTACACCAGCTCGACCCTGACTGCAGCGTTGAACACGTGCGAGTCGTCAATCATTGTGACTGTATGCCGATCAATGAGTACGCACAACTTGTGGCCCGTCTTGCCACTGGTGCTACTCTGGCCCACTCTGACTTTGACCATTACCATCACCGGGCTCCTCGTGGGCCTTGTGGTGTCGGAATGAGTTTTGGAGTGCCAGGGACATTGGGGCCGTGCCCCCACAATGTCCTTAATGCTCTAGGCAACAGGCACCTTGTATCACCCAAAAACGTGGCTAACCCTCCCTTCAACTTCATGCTCTTACCAGAGGTTAGTAGCATAATGATTGCTGCTTTTAGGGAACACATGGATATTACGGACCCCGATGATTGGAAGCGTGGCAAAACCACAGCCAAGCTGAGCAACATCAACCGGTCATTCGCTTTTGATGTCTTGCGCAGTGACGCAGCGTCCTCTTTCGTCAAACGCGAGGCTTGCAACCTTAGTGAGGCAAAACACTTTCTCATATCCAAAGCCCGACTCATTCAAGGGAACCGCAACGAATTCACCGCTTATAATCAGCCAAGAGAATACAGAGCTATATCTTACGCGGTGAAGGCCCTGGCAGGCCACGACATCAACATTTGTGGTGTCAAATTCACGCTAGTGTATGCTGCCGGCTACAACCATGACGAACTGTCTGATCTCGTCTCAGATTGGATCAGCAGTCCCGGCAAGATATACTACGATGAGCGTGATGGCAAAACCTGGGATGCAACGATGCAGGAACCCACTCTGCGTGCAGAAGCAGAAGTGTACAAGCTCTTTGACAGCAAGATCGCTGAACTATTCCTGAAGAGGTGTGAATACGTACGCGGGAGTGTTCTCATGAAGAAATTCATTCCTGGGATCATCCGCTACGTCACCAAGTGGAAGCGATTGTCAGGGGACTGGAACACATCAGTCGGCAACACAATAATCTCTATGCTCATTGCAGTCACTGCTATTCTTAGCCTCCCAGCACATTTGAGACCTCATGCTGTGAAAGCACTATTCATGGGAGATGACTACCTGGGCTTGTATTACTATGAAGCCCTCCCAGACAGTAAGGAGCTCACGCAAGCACTCAATGACGGCGAAGAGCACTGCGGCATCTCACCAGAAAGGGCCAGCGGCACTTGCCCTTTGATTATCTTTTTCATATCACTCGGGCTATGACCCAG